TAAATATTTGCGATTAAAATATTAAATATTTATTTAAAAATTTGATAATCAGAATATTATATTTTACTTTGCACAATATTTAATATTTATTACCAATCATAAACAGTTTAAAAATATGGAAACAGAATTAAACACAAAGAAAAACAGACTTCATGATGAAGCTTATTGGGCACAAGTTACGGAAGAACTTGAAAGAGAGGAAGAAGAGGAAATAGAAGTTCTATTGGAGGAAATGATAAATCAGCAATAAGTACAAAAACAAAAGGCGGGGATTTTCCTCCCCGCCAATCATAAACAATTAAAAAGTTAAGGTTATGGCAACAAAGGTATTAAATTTCGAGAACAATCGAATTGCATTCGATATTAATGCAGATGAAAATGTTATGGTAAATGCAACAGAGATGGCAAAGATTTTTGAAAAAGACGTATTTGGCTTTTTGCGTCTTGACAGTACAAAAGCATACATTCAAGCCTACTGTCAGACCGCAGATCTGCGGTCTGAAAATGAATTTTCACCTGAAGGGAAACTAGTAAAAGTCGTAAATGGTGGTCGCAACAATGGTACATGGATGGAACGTAGCGTTGCCCTAAAATTTGCGGCATGGCTAAGTCCTAAGTTTGAAGTGTGGGTGTACAAAACGATTGACGAAATTCTTTTTGGTGAGTACATCCAAGTTAAAGCAAAGCTAAAGGAGGCTGCAAATCGAAAACTTAGAATAGAAAAACTAAAAAATGAACTTTCCACAGACCCGAACGCAGATAAGAGAATACAAGAGCTGTTCCAACTGGAAGAAACAGAGAAGAAAGAAACCAAAAGCCGCTTCTCCCAATTAGGAAAGCGGATCAAAGAATACAAGCAGATGATTATCAAATTTGAGGAAGAAAAGAAATAATCAGGGGAAAGTATTGCAAGTGTGGGGAGAATTCCCCATATTTGCAATGTCCTATTTCACGAAAGGCGGGTGACCGCCGAACATATTTGTATCGGCATTTTTTGTGTCCATACTAGTACGTATATATAATACAACGGTTTCGTACCCCCTTGATATGGCTTAATGGCCATAACTGCCTTTCGTGGTGTAGGACAAAGGGACAGGCGAGACCGTTTTTTGTTTTTCCTGCCCCAAACAAACAATGTTAGTTATGTCCAAACACGAAAACATTTGTTTGCCGGGGAATAATAGTACCCTACAATCAACGTCCACTCACGAAACGAGTTTCCTTTCTTGGGCTACCGCCCAAAAGGTCTACAACCTCTTACCTCTTGGTATCGCCTCCTGTGAATCCATTTACGAGGCTAAAATGTACACGGTAGCTTTATTAACTATGCTATCTCCAGTATTTGTGCCGCTGATCGGAGTGGCTTGGTTTATTTATTGCTCAGCCAAGAAAGGAGGCCGGTCATGAAAGCAAGCCCTTACATAGAACAAATACGGGTGAAATCCCCCGGTAAGAAAGAAGAGATTCTTTATTGCATTGATTGTAACGAATACCGCATGAGCGATATAACAGAAGAGCAACTTACGGATATATATAACTTGATCGGGGAGTTCCTAGGGAAAGGAGGTCAAAAATGATGAGATTGGAAGATATACGTATATCAAACCGGATGCTGGATGCGATCAGATATTGGCAGGAAAATGATAAAGGTGGGTTAGAAGAAGATGTTAAGGCCATTGACGATGCTATCACTTTCATCGCATGCGAACATGATGCCCCGGGTGTACTTACTGAAAAAGAATCACTGTCGCTTATCGCGGCTCTAAGTTTTCTGAAAAAAAGATTATGTTTGTTTGAAGGAAAGGAGGAATTAAAATGAAACTCCAAGAAGCCCTCCGCCTACTCGACATCGTAATCGACGTAAACAATCAATACAGCAAGCAAGAACGAATACGTGCCGCCATGCGGCTAGAAGAACTACTTCGGCTACTATTGCCAGAAGAATAACACATCAATCAAGCCCCGCCCGGAGAAATCCTCGCGGGGCTTTTTCATGTCCTTTTCCGAAGGTATGATTACGAGCATCTTTGTGAAAAATGTTTGGAGATGATATCACAGGTATTTAGCCCGATCGTAGAGAGGATCTTGATAAAGCTCCAGATGGTATTGAACCATTCTTGGGGCTGGATAATAAGCGGAATGATATTCTTATTGAATTTTATCTCGCCCGTGAAATACGCTTTCGCCGCTATGGGCGTAGCTATTACGGCCGACTTGCTATTCGGGATGTTCTCGGCAAAGAAGCAAGGTAAATTCTTCCTATCACAAAGCGGAAGAGATACCCCCGCCAAGGTGATCGTCTATTTCAGTTTCATGCTCGTGGTATTCGTTACGGAACGGATATTCACTCAAGATAACGCCATAATCACCAAGGCCGGATGTACCCTAGCCTGTGTGTGCGAGCTGTGGAGCATGCTGGGTAGCGCATTGATTATCTGGCCGAACATGATGTTTCCAAAGCTGCTTAAACTACAGCTCAAAGGAGAGATCGAGTCTAAGCTAGGAAAGAATATTAGTAACCAATTAGATAAGGAGGATTGTAAAAATGACAACGACACCAAGGGGAATCCGAAACAACAACCCCGGTAATATCCGGAACTCGGAGCGGAACGACTGGGCCGGAGAAGTATCGAAAGCCGATAAAAAGGACAACGCTTTCGAGGAATTCAAGGATATACCGCATGGGATACGGGCCATGATGAAGCTCTTGCTAAAATACCAGCGATCGTATAACCTACATTCCATAAAGGAACTGATAGAACGATGGGCACCCCGCGATGAGAATGACACGGCGGCTTACGTACGATGGGTATGCCGGGAGATGCAAATGCCGGACTGTTGCCGGCTAGACCTGTCGGACAAGGGAACGATGTGCGCCCTAGTGGATGCCATGTGCTACATGGAGAACGGCGAGCGTATCCCTATGGAAGATATCGAGGCCGGCTGGGAACTGATGTGAGAGTGGTATTGTTTATGCGAACTCCCTTTTGGATAGCGAATCATGGAATATGGACTTTATAAGAGATTGTGTGTCTTGGCCGGAATGGTGGCTCTTTGCGCTAGCTGCTCCGTGCGTCGTAGCGCTTCTGATCATAGCCATTACAGAGATCAAGAGCGACAGGTATTGGAGAGCTTGGATACCTCTATGGATGTACGGCTTGCCAGTTCCAACACCGTGCGAGATCGGTGGAGAAACATCCGGATCATACGAAGGGAATTCGACCTTGAGCGGCAGCCGGACGAAAACGGCCGATACCCGGTCAAGGCGGAAACGACACTCGAAGGCGAGGAACATGAGAACGAGCGAAAAGAAGAAGCGGAAAGCCAAAAGAAAGAGGAGAACGAGAGCGTTTTCGCCCGGTCGGAAGCCAGCCATGAGGAAGAGCGGTCCGGAGATACCGAACTCAACTCCGATGTCGGCAAGAACGCCCTCGGGTGGTGGGCGCTCGGCGTAACGATGGTTCTGGCCTTGGTAATCTTTTTAAGATGGAGATATGGAAAAAAGGATAAAACAAAGTGATGTCTGGGCTGTCATGCAGCAAAAGGATGACCGGGGACGATACAAGATGTTCTCGTTCTCGTACGTGCGGTTGAATGAAAGCCGGGAGGGAAATGGCTCTCCCGGCTCGATCGAGGATTATGAGGTAGCCTACTTCAGCTCGATCCACGCCAAGGGAAGCACGGTAAACATCCGGATTCGGGGCGAACGGTTCCCCCGGAAGTTCATCCGTTGCATGATCATCCGGATTAACGGTAAAAAAATATACGCATAATGGGACGCAAGAACGTATTTCTAATGGGTGACACCGCTTTCCTCCCCGGAGCGAAAGCGGCGGTGGTCATGACCGAGGACGTAGGTTTTCTGGAGGATAAAAAATTCACGGCCACGCTCATTACCCCGGCCAAAGGATCTTCCGTCAAGAAAGAGGTCAGGTTTGTCCCGTTCGGTCACCAAGACAAGTTGCCCGTAAGGATCATGAAAAAGATCGCCGACAACACCATCGTAGGCAGCAATATCGAGTTCAAGGCGAACATGGCCTACGGCGATGGGTTGATGGTCTGCCGGAGGGTGAAGAATCCGGAGACCCAAAAGATCGAGCTGGAGGAACTTACCCCGGAAGAGGCTCCGGAGATATTCCAGTTCATATCGGATAGCAACTACTTACGGGTAATGTCCGAGCTGGCCAACGATCTGGTCGTATTCTCCGACTCTTTCGTCTATCTGGCTTTTGGCAAACGGAAGGCCGGAGAGAGACCGAAGGTAGTCCAGATCTGGCACCGGGAGATGTGCTTTTCCCGGATCAGCGAGCAAGACGAGAAGACGAAACGCATCGAGTATCATGGTTATTCCTCGCAATGGGGAGAGGAGTCATTTCCGGACGACGTGATCGTAACGAGATTGCTAGACCGCCGAAGCCCGCTTTACGATCTCAAGGTCCGTACCGGGCTCGTACCCGATCCGGAGACCGGAGAGAAAAAGGACGAGGAAGAGAATGGCTATACGTTAAGCCTCAATATGCCGGTACCGGGGCGTTTTTATTACAACCGCCCTTATTGGTGGTCCATCTTCCTCGATTGGTACGAGTTCAGTTGCGCCATCCCGAAATTCAAGAAGGCGTTGCTGAAAAATCAGATGGTCTTGAAATATCACGTCTCCATCAACATGAAATTTTGGGACAAGCTTTACGATTCGGAAGGTATCCCCAAGGATGACAAGAAGAAACGGAACGAGCGCAAGAACGCTTTCCTACAACAACTGAACGACTTCCTTTCCGGAGAGGAGAACGCCGGCAAGAGCTTCGTATCCCATTTCCGGTATGATCAGATCAATAAATACGAGGAGAGCGATATCATCATCAAGCCCTTGGAATCATTTATCAAGGGCGGTGAGTATATCGAGGACTCGGAGGAAGCGACAAACGTGATCTGTAACACGATGGGCGTACATCCGTCCTTGAAAGGAGCGTCGCCCGGGAAATCGAAGAACATCAACGGTACCGAGGCCCGGGAGTTATTCATTATCGCCCAAGTGCTGTTCAAGCCGCTCCGGGACATGATGGTTCTCCCACTATACCTAGCCCGGGAGATCAACGGATGGGGAAAAGACATCGAGTTCGTGATACCCAATATCATGCTAACGACACTCGATAAGAACACGGGATCGGAAAAGAGTATCGGTAACGAAAAAGTATAATCATGACACAGCCATTCCTACAAACGATAGATGATTTGAGGCATACCGTCAAGGTAAACGCCTCATTTAAGTTCGAGATATTGGAGCCTTATCTTCAAGACGCTTTCGATCGATATATCGTCCCCTACCTCGGGGAAGCCTTGGTCGATCGGCTATATCGAGAGCCGTTAACAGAAGATATCCTTACGATCAAGATGCTCGCCAGCCGGATACTGGGACCATTGGCCGTGGCACTAGCCAGTCCGGAGCTAGGGGTCTTGATCGGTGACAGCGGGCATACGGTAAGCCGGAACGATAAGTTCACCGTAGCCAGCGACCAAAAGATCGCCCGATCGGAAGAGAGCATGCAGGAACGGGGATGGAATAACTTGGATAAGCTACTGGAGCATCTCGGAAGCCACGAGAACGACTATCCGGAATGGAAAGAAAGCCGCTATTACAAGAACCAAGCCAACGGCCACTACCTTAATTCCGCCCGGGAATTCCAAGATTACGGTAAGGTGAATATCGATTATTCCCGGTTGACCTTCGAAAAGTTCCGTCCCCTACTCGATACACTGGAGATGAAGCTATGCCGCTGGATCGGGACCACTCTTGACAAGAGCTTAAAAGACACCTTAAGAACCGGCGTGGATGATCCGCTCCGGATTAAGCTGATTGATTATATCCGGGTATGGCTCGCCATGTACGTAGCCA